TAATCTAACACCGCTTTGCAAGTCAAAATGGTACGCAAAGGTGATAAGAAATTGGCAAAACCCCCGACCACAAAGGCCGCCAATTCTCAACCACGTCGACGTGCAACACAGCGCCGTCGCAGTGGTAGGGCTGATGCACCCTTAGCTAAGGCATCGACTATCACGGGATTTGGACGTGCGACCAATGATGTCCATATCTCGGGAATGTCACGGATCGCTCAAGCAGTTGTTCCAGCCGGGACAGGAACAGATGGAAAGATTGTCGTCGATTCCACAATCGTTCCAGAACTCCTGCCACGGCTTGGACACGCTGCTCGAATCTTCCAGCGATACGCTGTTGAAACACTGGAGTTCGAAATTCAGCCAATGTGCCCCGCAAACACGGGCGGTGGTTACGTTGCTGGCTTCCTGCCTGATCCAACTGACAACGACCACACCTTCGATGCGCTCCAAGCAACTCGTGGTGCAGTCGTCGCCAAATGGTGGGAAAGTCGAACAGTCCGGCCCCAGTATACTCGAACGCTTCTCTGGACCTCAACCGGGAAGGAGCAGCGATTGACATCACCTGGCCGGCTGGTACTCCTGTGTGTTGGCAGCAACACTGATGTTGTCAACGTGTCAGTCATGTGTCGCTGGAGCGTTCGCCTTAGTGTCCCGTCCCTTGAGACACCTGAGGACACCACCGCTCCAATTACTACCCAGGCGCCACTCCACAACGATTCCATTAACAACGGTTACACTGGATTTCGTTCCATTCTCTTGGGCGCGACCCAACTCGACCTCGCTCCTGCAAACGCTGTCTTTGTCACTGACAAACCGTTGCCCATTGATTACAATCTTGGAGTGGGCGACGTCGACCGGGCCGTGTACTGGCACCTGCGGAAGAAAGCTGGAGACACTCAGGTACCTGCTGGGTACTTTGACTGGGGACTGTGGGATGACTTTAACAAGACATTCACAGTTGGGGCACCCTACTACTCCGACCAGCAACCACGGCAAATCTTGCTGCCGGCTGGCACGCTCTTCACCCGTGTTGACTCGGAAAACTAACCGGGTCATCCGGATCCCTAGTGCGTATCGTGGATGACCAATTCGAGAAATTGATTACGGCACTAACCACTATCAAAATTGAAATTGACAACAACAAGAGCGAAATTGAAGCTATCGCTAACAAATTAAACGACAAAGCACCCAAGGAGGGCTCGATTGCTATTGTTGGTACCATTGACGGCGTACCTGGAACAGTTGACGGCGCTTACCTCGCCGAACCTGTCTAGCGTGCTTGATACGGTGCCAGCTTCACCAGTCTTGTCCAACGCCGAGGATTTCCCTCTTTGGGCTTGTTGGGTTACCGTTAGCTCCGCGCAGTGAGCACCACCGCCATGTGGTTAAATGGCCGCTGATCGCCACATTACTCGGCG